AAAAAGAATACTGAAAGCAAGCCAAAAACGATTAGGAGTGTTCTCTGTAAAGAAGCCACTGGCCACCGCCCAGATAGAGTCATCAATACCGCTGGCCTCGTCGAACACCAGCATGACGCCCGCGAAATTGTGCACGCCCGCGTAGCTGTCAGGGTTCTCCGCCGACCACAGCCGCCCCTCGACGCCCCAGTAGCGCGTGCCCAGCTTCAGATCCCGCTCGACCAGCTCCGCGATCCACTTGGCCGGTAGCACTCGCGTCGCGGACACCTCGAACCAGTGGCTGTTAAGACTCATTGATAGCCACTTGGTTATCTCGGCCCAGGTGACGGATCTGAGCTGGGCTTCGCTGTTGGCGCTTACGATAGTGGTCGAGCCGATCCTTGTGGTCAGCATCCAGATCACGAGCCAACTGACCAGCGCGGACTTACCGATACCGCGACCGGAGCTGGTCGCCATGCGGAAGGTTTCGAAGTCTACTTTGTTGTTGTTTTCGCGGATGTGGTCGCGGAGGTCTTGCAGCACCTGTAACTGCCACTGGCGCGGGCCGGTGAAGTGTTCGAGCGGCGTGCCAGCCTTACCCCACGGGAATGCGAGGCGGACAAAGGCTACAGGATCATTCTTGACCTGCGGCGACCACATGGTCGCCATCAGCTTCTGTTCCTCGTCCGCTGAGAAGATCGGCACTTGCATCTAATACTTGTCCTTCTATGACGCGCTGCTGCGCCTCTTCTAGCGCCGCGATGATGGATATGCGCTGCTCGACCTGCACCTGCACGGATTGCGGGGCCACCCACTTGTGAACATGTTTTAGAATGTCCAACGCCGCCTTAGTATCGCCCTGTAGCGCTGCGTCGCGTAAGACGTTGGCCATCTCGGCCTCGCCCTCGGCGCGGCCTTTCTGCTCAGCATACTCCGCGATAGGGTCGAACTGCACGAGCCTGCGGTATTCGGTTGGCGTCATGCCAGCGGCGTAGGCGAGCGTGTCGCCTTTAAGGCCCTTCTTGGCGGCAAGATAAATGCGCTCAAGCACCGCTTCGGTGGCTTCGATCTTGCGCGGCTCATAAGGTAAGCTTTCGAAAGTCATAAAGTCTTTTATCATAAAAAATAAAAAATAAAAAAGTTTGTGCCGTGTTTACTAATAGCCACAACAAAAAATAAAAAAGTTTGTGCAGACCCTGCGTATTTCTTAAAGGAGATCCCTCGGCCCAGGCCCCCTCCCGTTTCGACCTGGATCGACCCCGATCAACTCAATGAATGTAGACTTAAAGCATTACGTTAAGTTGACATACATAGTCGCGCTTATGCGGTTTATGCGGTTTATGCGAGTTGCCAGCAGGTCGCGTCCAGGCTCTCAGGCTTTATGCGGTTTATGCGGTTTATGCGATGTGGATAACATTCGCGCAGGGAAATTCCCGGTCGCCCTGTGATGACCACGCGAGGCGATTTATATGCGGTTATGCGGTTTATGCGGTCACTTTCAAGTCGCCGCCAAGTTCTGCCATACTATTATATTTGTATACATTTATACTTTTGATAACTAGATATCTAACAACTAGTATAAATAGCATATCGCATTGATGCCTCGACAAAAACCCCTGCTATCGCCCCACCTAAAAGACATCTAACCGCTATTTATTTTTCGGCTGGCGTAAAATAATCCTTGATGCTATCCACAAATCGGCGTAAAGATAACATATCCACAGTGATCCTAATCAGGATGGAGTTTTTTATGTTCGACAACGCAAACGACCTACTCAAAAGCATCAAGCGCAATCGGTTTACCGGCGTCATCTTGTACGAAGGGCCGAGCGCAATCGACGGCGCGCCGGTCGTCGTCATAGCTAACCGGATCGAAACGGCAAGCGGCAACGCCAAGACTGGCGCAATGGTTCAAACCTTCATAATCCGCGCCGATGTAAATCCCTATCGCGCGCTAAAAACCGGCCAAGACGAATCGGTTTGTGGCGACTGTCCGCAACGCCCTTTCAAGGGCGGCAAATGTTACGTCGACGTAGCTAAGAGCGTCGCAAGCGTATACGGCGCCTATGAGCGCGGCCGATACGCTAAGCCTGGCGTCGACTATGATCCGGCGATATTACCGGAATTGTTCGCCGGCCGCGCCTTTCGTTTGGGAACGTATGGCGATTCGGCGGCCGCGCCGTTTCAAATCTGGCGCGCGGCTACATTAAAAGCCGCTAAAATCACGGGTTACAGCCATCAATGGCGTGACCCCCGATTTCAGGCGTTCGCGCTGCTATGCATGGCGTCTTGCGAGACGGAAAGTGATCAATTGCTGGCAAGCGCCTGCGGCTGGCGTACGTTCCGCGCCAAGCGCGCGGCCGAGACTAAAACGACGACTGAAATAGGCTGTCCAGCCGCCAAAGAAAACGGCGCGCGCACGTCGTGCGACCGATGCGGCCTATGCGCCGGCAATACAAGCGCCAGCAAGCGCGATATCGTCATAAACCTGCACGGGTTTAGAGTAGGAAAGGCCGCTTAACCTAGGGAGAAAAGCAATGGTAATATCAGAGCAAGCCGGCCAGGCATTGTATAAAGCCTGTTATAAGAACGGCCTTCACAAGGGCCGTCTATTAAAGAACCCGCCAAAGGATCCTATAGCGCGCGCGGCCTGGTATGGGGCGCAATCGGTCTGCAATCCTTACAAGCTATCCATAAGCGCGTTGCTGTTTATGCCCGACGCCGAGCGCGCGATATATCGCGAAGTAGAAAAACTATTCGACGACATGAAAGCGGCCGGCTGGCGGCCGGAAGGCTTAGACCGTGACCGTCACACATTAGAGAGCCTAGGCGCATGGTAAGAGATCCATTAAACCTTAATCGTTTTGAGCCTATTGAAGCAAAGGTTAAAGCGCTCGAAAGGGCGCTCGCCAATGCCCTATGGGATGAAAACGAAACGGCCGTCGACGTGTTAGAGCGCGAAATAAAGCGCCTCAAAACGTTGCAGGAAAACGGGGAACAGTATGACATGCCATTCTAATTATTTTCCGACGCTAAACCAGGCGCTTGAATCCGAGGGGCTCATAAGCGCCTGGCAATGCACATGGCCACCCATATCCTATGGGGAGACGCGTCAATTCCACTGGGATGACGGAACGCGCTGGGGTCACTGGGTGTCAATATACCGCGACGAAAACGGCCGATATGAGCGGCCCATACATTATTCGAGGGGCTAACATGCTAGAGATCCAAATCGAAATACAGGCGCTTGAAGCGCTCTTAGATCACCTATCCACCGTGGAGCGCTCACCCGTCTTGGACTTCGCGTATAAGACGCTACAGGACGCGCACACGAACGCGGCGGAAGAATACTGGACAGAGAAGTGGGGCGGGCTATGAGTCATTTCACTTATTATTTTGACGAGCTGAAACCGTGGCCCGACCTTGCCGTCTATTGCTACGGCGAGGCGGTCATTAGCTATGGCTGGGAAGGGCCGGATCGCGAAGTAGGGTATAGGGGCGGCCCATATGACATAGAAGTGGAAAGCGTAACGCTGGACGCGCCGCTAGACCGCCAGCACCCGCTTTACGCCCTTATCGTCGCGCAATTAGAAGCCAGCGACCACGTAGCCGAAAAGTGTGTGGAAGACTATGAGCAAGACTGACCTAATCGCCTTTGCCATCGGCGCAGCGCTGGCAATACCCGCGCTCGCCCTATTCGTAACATATCTACTGGGGGGTCTATAATGAGCCGCATGAAGGATTATTTTGAGTTCTCGCAACTCTTACACTGGTTGTCAGACGAAGCGCTTAATATCCTGCTAGAGACAGAGCAGGACGATTACCGCGCCAAGATCATCCAGAACGAACTAGAGAAGCGCGGCCATGCTGAAATTAGAGCTTAACAGCGAACCCGGTGGCATAAAGGTGCGCTGGCATGATGGGTTAGGTCTGACGTTCCACAGGCGCGATGGGTCTATTATCCTGCATGTCAACGCTACCTATGCCGATGAACGCGCGCTTATGACCGCCGCTCATGCCCTCAATTTCATGTTCAAGAGTATCAAAAATGGTCCTAAGCCCGCACCACCTAGCACTAGCCCGGCAAATGCACACGATCATAAGGGAGACGGCCGAGAAACATAACATCTCCACCGAATACCTCTTAGGCCATAACCGCCGCGCTGGCGTGGCATGGGCGCGGTTTGAGATCATGTGGCGAGCCCGACACGAGCTAAACGCGCCCTATCAACTAATCGGACAGGTGCTAGGCGGCAGGGATCACACGACCATTATGCATGGGATCAAACGCTATGAAAATCGGTGAAGCAATGGCAATCTTACTGGCGGTGATGATCGAGTTGATTTTGGGGATCAAGTGATGACGTTCGAGGAACAATATCAGGCCATACAGGCCGTAATACCTGACCTGCCACGCGATGTGCCGGCTTATCAGGTCAATCCACCCCTATGGGCCTTCTGGCGCACGGTCGAGCCGTGGGCGCAAGAGAGCCCTGTGTTTACTGAAATGGAGATCGTGCGCCGGCTTGACCTGCTTTACATGGGGCAAGGCGTCTGCTAAAAAGGCTTTGACACGATTGTGTCGTTTCCTCCCAATGGTGACTGGCCGGCGCAAGCCGGCCTTCTTTTTTGCTTAATACTATTTTGGTTTAATAGCCTAGCATCGCCCGCAGCCGGTTCAAAAAGCCCGGCTCATATTCTGGCCCCTGCGGCGCGGCGTAATCGCGCCCGCCAGCAAACGTAGCGTCAGGAAGCCGCTGAAAGCCCTGCGGCAGGATTGGCGCAGCACCACGCATTCCACCCGCCATCGACTGTCTAAAACGATCCATAAACACTTGACGCTTTACGGCGGCGTCAGCCGGGGCCATGTAATATTGCCCGACAAGATCCGTGTATTGCTCCGGCAGATAAACGCCTCCTTTACCCGCCGGCGCAGGCATAGGGATGCCCTGATAACTGGCAATGTCGGCAATGGCCGGGCCAAAGTTTTCTACGTCAGTCGGGGCGTAATAATCCGTATGGGCCAGCATAGCGTTCCGCCGGTCCATTACGGCGTCCAGGGCTTCCGCCTCCCGCTGCTTTTGTGTTATAGGGGCGAACATATAATTGACGGAACCTTTAGGCATGACCGAATCCGAGTTCGAACGCCGCCTGAAGGCGCTCCAGCAAGAAGTATCCGAGGCTTACCTTACCGGATACAATGAAGCGAGGCAACGCGCCCA